GTGGTGGAAGGTTGGTGGTATCGTGAGTACAATCAAAGTAGATGCAATTACAGATACAAGTGGTAACAGTTCTCCTATTATCAAAGGTGCTGTATTGCAAGTTCAATATTTACAAATTGACACTACTGTTTCATCAATATCAGTTTCATCTAATACAGACACAGTAGTAACTCAATTAACTGTAAACATAACACCTAAAAGCTCCTCATCTATAATTAGATTAGATACTCATATATTTCATGAATGGGCAAATGCTCTTGCTCCTACTGAAGCTGCTTGGTTTTTTTACAGAGATACAACAAAGTTAGCTGCATCAGCAGCAAGTAATAGATCATCTGGAATTTCTATGTCAAGAATTAGTTACCATGACTCTGATGCAGGTAGCACTCCTGAAATAGCCACCTATAGTTACTTTGACCAACCATCATCAACTAGTCAAATTACTTATAAAGTAGGAGTTAGAAATCATTATGCTACTAATTTTAGTTTAAATAGAACAATCAATGATTCTGATAATTCTCAAGCTGAAAGAGGTATGAGTTTTATTTCAGCAACAGAGATAGGTGGATAGCATGAGTGAAGTAATACTAGACACAATCACAGGCAAGTCCACTGCAACAACCATAACCATTGGCTCAACACCTGTAGTTAGTGCAAGTGCAAACTCTATGACTATTAGAGGTGAGGGTAGCAATCAAACAAGTATTCAGCAAGGGTTGTTAAAAGCATGGGGTAACTTTGACGGAAGTGGAACAGTTGGAACAAACGATAGTTTTAATATGAGTACTATTACAGATAGAGGAACAGGTCTTTATACATCAAACATCACAAATAATTTTGCAAATGGAAATGCTTGTATGAGTGGTTATAGCATAATGGATGGATTGGTTTATGGTGAATCTGGTCAAGTTTCAAATACAGACAGTTTTCAATATAGGGTAGTTGTTGGGCATACAAATTCTGTAATGGACCCTGACGAATTGCACACAATGCACTCAGGAGACCTAGCATAATGGCAAACGGAACAATAGCATTTGATACATTACAGACAAGTGGGCAGATAGATGGCACTGCAAGAAGCATAGATACTGATTATCTTTTGAATGGTAGTGCGAAGGCTTGGTTTCATATAGTTAGTGGTGGTGCTTCAACTATAGCATTAGGTGATTCATTTAACGCAACATCAATTTCAGATGGTGGTACAGGAATATATAATTTTAACATAAATAATGATATGGCAAATGCAGTCTACTCTTTAACTGTAAGCTCTCAAGCTGGAGCAGGTTTTCCAGATAAACCTCAAATTAATTCTCAAGCGGCAGGTAGTTTTCAATCAAGACAAGCACACGCATCAGACGAAGTGGATTCTGGAATTTATAATGCCACATTACACGGAGAATTAGCATGACAATAAAAACACCAGAATTTCAAGGCACACATCTTTGGGATAGATTGTGTTGGGCAAAAGAAAAGCTAGAACCTTACAGAACAGAATATTGTGTTGTATGGGAAGACCCAGAGACACCTGATGAACCTGCAAAGGTAACGCACCCTGACCCTAATTGGATGGCTTGTGCATTGCAAGGTGGCATCTTACCACCAGTTGAAGTGTACTGGGAGTTAAAGAAAGATGAGTCACAACCAGACTTTGTAAAGCATACAAGAGGTTATTTATTGCATAACACAAAGCCTATTGAGGCAATGACAGAAGAAAGAGCTATAGAGTATTTAATTATGAAAGATATTCCACAAAGAGTGTGGAGAGATTATGATAAAGCAAATAAACCAAGAATGGTTATATGCAGAAAGAATCAACTTCCTAGCACTAGAGTATGGCGAAATGCTTGGAAGATTAATGAAGAACTAACCATACAGAAAGATGAGGTGGCTTAAATGGCAACAATAAACATAGTAGATAAAGATGGTAATACTATTGCAGCATCAGATGCAACTGTGCCATCAGATAGACATTTTAGAAATGCTTGGACATTATCTGGTAAAACCATAACAGAAGATTTAGCTGAATCTAAAAAAATTTTTCAAGATAAAATTAGAGAAGTTAGAACTCCGTTATTAGCAGCAGAAGATGTAGTCTATATGAAAGCATTAGAGGCTGGAGATAGTTCTGCACAAACTGCAAGTGCAGCAACTAAGAAAAAATTAAGAGATGCACCAGCAGCAAGTGCTATATCAAGTGCAGATACAATAGCTAAGTTGAAAGCTGCATGGGATAAAGATTTGTTAGGCGATAGTCCTTACGCATAGGAGAGCTAAATGGCATTAACTAAAGTTATAGGCGATGGTGTACAAGGTATATCAAATGCCAGTGATGCTACATTTTTAACTGCTACATCAAGTGAAGGAGTTACTTTAGCAGGAACTTTAGTTGTAACTGGAGTTCACACGGTTGGCACTAACGCAGTAGCCACTTCTGATGGTGGGGCCACGACAACTAGTATTATACAAGGACTTTGTAAATGGTGGATAAAATACAGTCAAGACGCAGGGTCAGGCTCACAGAATCTAGACAGTTTTAATGTTAGCTCAGTAAGTGATGTTGAGACAGGTAGATTTGATCCGACATATTCAAATAATATGAATAATGCAAATTATTGTGTTTCTGTAATGCACCAAGCTGAATTAACAAATAATGACTCTACAGAATACACAGTGAGTCAAGCAACAAATACAACACAGTTAAGAACCGTTGAAAATGGTGCTTTACGAGATAAAGGTAATGCAAATGCTTCTGCGGTAGGAGATTTAGCGTAATGCCTTACATTGGAGTCAGCCCTTTTAATGGGGTCAGAAGAAAACATACATATACTGCCACGGCTAGTCAGACCAGTTTTAGTGGTGCAGGAACAGAGGGTGCTACTTTAACTTATAAAGACAGCACATTTGTTGATGTATTCCAAAATGGTGTGAAGTTAGGTGAGGCAGATTATACGTCTACAAGTGGTACAGCAATTGTTTTAGCTCAAGGTGCATCATTAAATGATTTAATAGAAGTTGTTGTTTATGATGTGTTTAGTGTAGCTGATACTGTAAGTAAAGCAGATGGTGGTACGTTTGATAACAATGTGAGTGTGAATGGTACTGTAGAAAT